TGACTTTACATGAAAAGACTCAGTCGAATATTCAGCAGCACACTGCAGATGATGACTGCGTTCAGCTTTTTGAGGTATTAATACCATCTATCGTAGAGACAATAAGAATGCTTTCTCTTTATAACGCTATAAAAGAAAGTGTAGATACTTTTACTGATATGCAAATAGCAGAAATACCAAAAGATGTTCCGTATGATACAGTCTCAATGTCAACTAGTGAAGTGGGTACAGCGGTATTATCTAAAATAAAATCTGACTTATTCACTTTGCAATATTTGTCGAAAAATGATCAAAAAGAAATGTTATCGGATACTCCCATTGACTTCTTGCAATTGAATGCGGAAGACTTAGAAATACCTGAAAACGATGAGGTGATGACTTGGAAAGAAAAGAGAAAGTTTAAAGCCATGCAAGAAAATATAGCAGCTGCGAAAAATAGCATTGTAAAATATTATGGACAATGGCTAGCTAGCAAACTTTTGGAAAATAAAAAATATAAAGACAAAGCAAATTTAGAAATAGCAAACATAATCTCGCTGATGAAAAGATCTTTTATTCGAGATTATTTTAAAAAATGGCTTCAAAGTGATCACTTTAAAACTCAAAAGACTTTGGTAAGAAATATAGAGCACATTAGAAGGTCCCTGCAAGACCCTGTGTTTTCAAGGTTTACATCTAAAGAATACGAAAGATATATGGCAGCAAGCGAAAAAGACCCAAAACTCTCTCCTGAAACCTACGCAGATGAATTAGATATGGAGAAAAAGAAAGAAAGGGCCCGTAAGAAGCAAGCAGCGGAGAAAGCGGAACAAGAAGAGCTAAAAGAAATTAAAAGAATAAGAATGAGGTTCACAAAATGATAGAATGGCTTAAAGATAAATGGGAGATAGTAGTCTCCGCTTTTGTTGTGTTGACTGTTTTTATACTTGGTAGAAAAAGTAAGCAAAAACAAGTTGAAGTTGCCGAAGCTACCGCTGAGACAAAAGAAAAAGAAATCGAAGTTATAGAAGAGATTTCTGCCGAAGAGAAGCTGAGGTTGGCAAAAGTCCATCAGAAGTATATTGACTCAAGGATTGCTCTTCGGAAACAAGCACGAAATGCCCAGTCAGAACTCGAAAGAGAGACGGCAAATAGAAAGCTCGAACTTCTCGAAAAAGCAAAAGAAGACCCGGAAGCCATTGACCGGTTGCTGTTAGAAGAGTTTAACATTGCGAGATTGAAATGATTTGGCTCTTAGTGGCACTTACATTTGCAGAACCGCTCATGACACCTTTATCAGAAGGCGAAGCGGCTCCCTTTGCTGGTAGGTTGTTCAACGATGAGGCTGTTGTTTCAATAATCACAATGAAAGAGTTTGCAGAGGAGCAGTGCACAATTAATGCTGCTTTGGATTTTTCGCTTCAAATTGCGGAAAAACAGCACCAAATTGACTATTTAGAGATTGAAAAAGCAGCTTTACAAAAGAAGTACGATTCAATGCTCGAGATCAAAGAAGAAGAAATCGAGACCCTAAGAAGGTACGCAAACTCTAAAAGGTCAACATGGGTATTCTTTGGTGGTTTTGTCTTAGGAACATCAGCGTCTCTTTTGACTTACTACGCTGCAAATAATATACAAGTGAGTATTCAATGAAACTAACGCCCAAAATACTGAAAGATTTAATTCTAGAAACATTGCAAGGTGAAAATAAGATCTATTCTGTTATTAACGAATTGGAACAAAACGACTTAAAGGTTTATGAACTGGTAGAGCCTGACTATATTTCGTTGACAATTCTTGATCAAGAGAATAGAAAGGTCGCAGAATTAGAAGCGGAAAAAGGTGGTGAAAACATCTTGAACTCATTTGAAGTATTAGAAATCCATGTTTACGAAAAAGAACTTAAAGGAAAGGGTCTTGGTGCATTAATGATAGAGCTTTTGCTGGAGATAGCTGGTGGTCTAGGTATCACACCAGATCGGTCACATGTGAGCAAAGACTTCGAAAAAATACTTAATTTCCTAAACACCAGCGACAATCACGAAAAGAAACAACTGCCAATTGATTCTCCCAAAGAAACTTTCAATGCATTTAACGATATTTTTTACAATGAAATGAATGGCACACAAGAGGAATATGAGCAGGCTTTTTATGAAAGTTATTTGACCAAAGTTTTTTCTTTGAAGAGAAAAACAATGGAAACCCATGAAGCGCTAAATAACAGAGAGTTGTTGATAAGAAAAGAAGAGGAAACAGATGAAGACTGGTAAAGATCCAAATTATGCCGTAAAGGTTGAAAAAGCAATCGCAGAAAAATATGGACAAGAAGCCATCGTTAACCCTAGGTCTCAATGGGATGATGATAAAGAAAAAGAGTATCTTGACGAGCTTAAGTCGAATTATCGACATGACAAAGCCGAGAGCGAGAAAGCGAACCTTGACGGTGTTTTAATATCAAAAGAACTACTTAATAGAGAATCTAAGCGTTCATGTCCAACTTGTAGCACCTATTCATTCAAATCCGTTGATGACCTTTACATGACGAAATTTGACTGTTGTTTAGAATGTTACATCCAATGGGTCGAAGGGCGAGAAGAAAGATGGAAAAATGGATGGAGACCAAAGCCATGAAACTTACAAAAGAAACATTAAAAAGAATTATCAAAGAAGAGTTGGAAAACACTTTAGGTGAAGGATTTGGCATGACTGCTAGTGGACAAATGGATGAAAAAATTAAAAACTGGGCTGCAAACTTAATTGATGCAAGATCAGTAGATGCTATATACCGTGTTGTGCAGGATTACATGAGCACGGCAAACGCATCTCCTGCTGATGCCGAAGGCAAACACACCCCAGAAGTCATGAAGCGAATCCCACAGTCGATTTCCCAAAAATATGACCAACAAAAAATTAGTCAAGTAGTTGGTGGAATGATTCAAGGTCTATTGGAACTACAATAGAACAGATAGTAAGATAAGACATAGGAAACAAACAAATGAGCAAAGAAACATTAGAAATCATCCAAGGACTCGCACAGGCAGCAGCAAATGCTTATGACGGCGCTCACATGGAAAACTATTCACATGACGGCCAAGCTCGCAAGGCCGGACTTATGCGAGAAGAAGGCATCCCTCTTCTTGATAAGAGATGTATTGATGGCTTTAAAGTTAAGTTCTATGGTGACTCAATGATCATAAACTATCAATCGGACGTTATGTTGAAAGACTTAAAAGAAAATGGTTTTGAAAATGATATAACAAGAACCATCAATGAAGTAAAAAAGTTCTTGCAAAAAGAATATAAGGCGATTACTGGTAACTCTGTTTCTTTGACTGCAAAAGGCGAGCCTCATATAATAGTTCAAACAACCTCAAATGTTCGAACATTTGTACAAGCCTATCAGCACTATAAAATAGGGAACTTGCAGATGGAAGAAATCGGAAAACATTCAGATGATCCAACTAGAGATGTTACAAAGAAGTTTTTAGAGTTCGCAAAAGCAAAGCGTCCTCAAAATGAAAAGATTAAATAAGGAGATAATCAAAAATGAAACTTACAAAAGAAACATTAAAGCAAATCATCAAAGAAGAGCTCGATGCCGTAATGGAATATAACTCAGATGAGTTGATGGCGCAACGCAAAGAAATCGTTGCTATTGCTCCTCGCATTAAAAGAAGTCAATCCGGCGAAACCAGCTATCTTGTTAGAATTGGAGATAAAAGCGGCCCCATATATACGGTCGACAAAGAAGCTTATGAAAAGTTCGTGCAAGCTGAGAGAAATGGTGGAATGAAAAGAAGCGATGTAGAACATATAATTAGAGCAGGTAGATTTAGTAAACTTAATAGTCAGCAACTAGCTGCTGTTGCAGACAAGTTCCAAATGTCTGGTGATCGATCGCTGTAAAAATATAATTAAAAAATAGGAGTAAGCAAATGAAACTTACAAAAGAAACATTAAAGCAAATCATCAAAGAAGAGCTGATGGCTTTAGGTTATACGAAAGCCTAAGAGCACTGAATGAAACTCACTAAAAACGAAATCGTTAAAGAACTTGTAAAGTGCGGAAAGGATCCTCAATATTTCATTGATAATTATTGTAAGATCTCGCACCCTCTCAAAGGTCAGATACCATTTAAGACGTATCCCTACCAGAGAGACATGCTTCAATCCTTTAACGATTATCGTTTCAACGTAATTTTAAAAGCAAGGCAGCTTGGGATCTCAACAATCTCAGCTGCCTATGTTGCTTGGTTTATGCTGTTTCATCGAGAAAAGAACGTTCTCGTTATCGCAACGAAACTATCTACAGCAACGAACCTTGTAAAGAAAGTCAAGATGATCTTCAAGAACCTTCCGGCATGGATGTTGATTGCGAAGATACACGTTGACAACAAACAATCATTTGAATTAACAAACGGCTCTCAAGTAAAAGCTGGGACGACGTCAGGAGACGCTGGTCGTTCAGAAGCTTTATCATTGCTCATTATAGACGAGGCAGCGTTTGTTGACGGCCTCGAAGAGCTTTGGACGGGTTTTTACCCTACTTTGTCCACAGGGGGTCGCTGTATCGCTCTGAGCACTCCTAACGGCGTTGGAAACTGGTTTCATAAAACCTACACTGAAGCCGAAACACAAATGAATGATTTCTATCCAAGCAAACTAAACTGGGATGTCCACCCGGAAAGAGATGATGCTTGGTTTGAAAAAGAAACTCGAAACATGTCGAAAAGACAAATTGCACAAGAGCTTGAATGTTCTTTTAATGCTTCTGGGGAAACCGTTATAAACCCGGAAGATTTGCAAAGAATAAACGCTGATATATTAGATCCTATATATAGAACAGGGTTCGATAGAAACTTTTGGATATGGGAAAAATATGAAGAGGGAGTGCCTTATCTCCTTGTAGCCGATGTCGCTAGAGGTGACGGGAGTGACTACAGCTGCTTTCATATATTGCGAGTTGATAATATGACAGTGGTCGCAGAATACCAAGGAAAGCCAGACCTTGATATGTATGCAAACATATTATTTTCTGCAGGTACTGAATATGGAACCTGTTTATTGGTTGTAGAGAACAATGGTATCGGCATTGCAGTCTTAGAGAAACTAAGAGATTTACAATATAAAAAAATATACTATTCTATCAAAGCAACTCACGAATATATAGAAAGTTATTTGGGCGAGAACGACGATAGGGCCGTTCTTGGTTTTACCACATCTACAAAAACAAGACCTTTAATAGTGGCTAAA